TAAGAGTTTTAAGCATGGCGGCGGGCGGTAGAGTTAAAAAATCTGAAGGAGGAGGAGAATACGTTGTACATTATGGCAGAGATGCTGTTAATGAAGTAGTGGAAAGAGAAGGCGCACTAACTCCTGAACAAGAGTATGTTATTGAACACGAAGGGTTTGTTGATGGCGAGTATAAAGATACTAAAGGCATTGTAACAAGCGGTGTAGGCCAGACAGGCGAATTTATAGGTCGGTCTTTTAAAGAAACATACGAAGGGCAACAGAAAAGAGTTAAAGAAAAGATTCCTAATTATGATAACCTTTCTGAAAAAAAACAAAAAGCTTTAATGTCTTTAGGATATAGAGGCGATATGAAAAAAGATTATAGCTGGGTTAAACTTTTTAATAGCGGAGAGTATGACAAAGCCGCTATAGAATTATTAAATCATAAAGAGTATCTCAAGTATAAAAAAATTGCTAGAGAGGGCGGGGATGTCAGCGGCATTATAGGTCGATTAGAAGAAGCTTCAGAGTTTATTAAAGATTAATATGGGTTTTCCCTTTGAAATAATTACAATGCTTGGCTCTACTGTTCTTAGTGGAGTCATGAGTGTGTGGGCAGAAAGCCGCGCGGCCAAAGCAGATCAACAAAAACTTTTAATAACTCGCGGTGAGTTTGAAATGAAGGCTGTCAAGGCCGCAAGGAACGTAAAGGATAAAGGCTTTCAGTGGACACGCAGAATTATTGCGTTGTCTTCAGTGTTCGCTATTGTAATTTTACCTAAGTTAGTAGCTGTGTATTATCCTACAGTAGATGTTACTGTGGGCTACACAAACTTTCATCCGGGATTTTTATTTCTTACTGAAGGAAAAGATGTGTTTGAATGGATAACTTTCCAAGGCTTAGTAATAACACAGCTAGACACTAACCTAGTATCAGCTATTATAGGCATGTATTTTGGTGGTAGCTTAGTGAGTAAAAAATAATGAATCCAAAAACTGGAATGGAGATACTTGAAACTGTTGGAATTCCTGCGGCGTTTGCTATTGGATTAGGTTATCTTGTATGGACATTATTTAAACATTTGATTGCAGACGTACATAAAAAGCTAGATGCTCAACACGGGATGATAGTTGCGCTTATAGACAGAGTAAGACAGATGGACAATGACATGATAAGAATAGACTCTATGGTAAGAACTGCTATGGGGATTCAAGTGGACGTAGATAGGATAGCAAGAGCAGATGGAAAGAAAGATCAGAGGAAAGATTAAATTGAAACCTACATTTAGAAGTTATAAGACTATACGAAACTGTTGGCTTTGTTTAGTCTTCTGGTCTTTTTTTGTAGTTATGTGGTCGGGCTATACTTTAGCAGACCAGATGACGCACAAGTTTAAAAGCCCTAGCTTTAACGGCATCAACACATCCAGTCACTATTTAACTATTGAGAACCAAGAGTTTAATCGGAAGGCTGATATAGCCGCAGAAATAAAAGCGTATCAAGAAGAGCTTGAGCGGGACGCAGAGAACACTACGCTTGCAAGGTTTATACGCAACTTAGAATCACGCATCTACGCAGAGCTTAGCCGCCAACTAGTTAATAACCTGTTCGGCGAGACAATGAGCGAGTCAGGAATACTAGAGCTAGAAGGAAATATTATAGAATATTTTACTGATGGCGATTTCATAACCCTAATTATAACGGATGCTGATGGAAATTCGACAACTATTACTTTGCCTATCGGTTCTTTTACTTTCTAGTTGTTCGGTATTTGACCAGTTTGAAGATACTCTTAGTCAAAGATTTGAAGCTAATGATGTAGTAAAGATAGAACAACTACAATCACAGAGCCTTATGAATGCATTACCTCCCAAGGTAAAGCCTATTGTTGCTGTGTACCCTACATCATTTACAGACCAGACAGGCCAAAGAAAAAGCAATAGCTCCTTTGCGCTGTTCTCTACGGCGGTCACACAACAACCAAGCGCCCTGTTAATACGGGCCTTGAAACACGCAAGTAATGGAAAGTTCTTTAGAGTTGTTGAGCGCGTAGGCTTAGATAACTTAACAAAAGAAAGGCAGTTAATCAGGTCTGCGCGAGAACAAATGCCTGACGGAACTGTAACTAAAGCAGTACCGCCCCTGTTATTTGCAGGTGTGTTGCTAGAAGGTGCAGTAATAGCGTATGACACAAACTTAACTACGGGTGGCATAGGCGCTAGGTACTTAGGCATAGGGAAAAGCGTACAGTACAGAGAAGATAATATCACCGTATCGTTGCGTATGGTGTCAGTAGCTACAGGTGAAATACTTGTAGAAGTAATGAGTCAAAAAACAGTGTTTAGTTATGGACAATCAGATGATGTTTTTAAATTTATAGAAATGGGTACGGAGCTTGTTGAAATAGAAGCAGGTAACTCGCGCAATGAATCAACAACAATAGCGTTGATGAAGGCAGTAGAGGGAGCCGTACTAGAGTTGATAAACATTGGATACAACAGAGGGTTTTGGACTTATGAAACAGATAAATAAAATGGTAGTAATTTTAAGCTTTGCCTTGAGTGGTGTTGCTTACGGTGCTGACAACGAAATATACATTACGCAAGCGGGCGCTACGGCGAACATAGATATAGAGCAACTAGGTATATCTAACCTTATTGGTGGTCTTGGTTCAACAGCAGGAAGCTTAACAGCCCTTGATCTAGACGGCACTAGCATGACCCTCGACATCAACATGATTGGAGCTACGAATAAATTCTTTGGTGACATATGGGCAGATAGCTTTACGGGTAACTACAACTTTACGGGTTCAACCAATCTGTTTACTATTCAAGTAGACCCCTCAAACACTTACGGAGCCGACAGTTCAAACCACTTAGTAAACGTAACGGGAGCCAGTAACACCTTTACGTTAAACCAGGGTACCTCCGCTTTAGCAGCAACACTAGACTTAGATTGGATTATACAGGGTTCAAACAACACAATAACGTCTAACATTAACATTGATGGTGCTACTAACTATGTTGATATTGATGGTAGTGATAATACTCTTACCTATACGGGGAGCGGTGTGACAGCTTCAGCAGGAGGTTACTTCTATCTTGATCAAACAGGCGGTAGCCGGACTTTTAACATACAGCAACTGAGTACACAAGATAATGACTGGCTTAAAATTACTTCGATTGGCAGTTCTGGTACTGTGTGTGTCATTCAAAATGACCAAGGTACAGGCATCGGTTGCTGATATAGGTGGAGTCTCTGAAGTCTTTGGAACTGCACAGATTAAAAGAGGCTCAGAAAAGAAAGATGCAGATTTAGATTTCTCTATACAATCTAATGACGAAGCCTTTACTACCAACGGAAGAATGGCACTTACTTTCCTTGATGACTCTACAGTAAGGTTGACCGAACACTCGCAGTTAACCATAGATGAATATGTCTATGACCCTGACCCAAGCAAAGCAAAGATGGCGCTTACCTTTGGGCTAGGCACAGCAAGGTTTATTAGCGGCAAGCTAGGAAAGATTGACAAGCGCCGCATTAAGCTCCGCACCCCAGTGGCCGATATTGCAATTCGCGGGACAGACTTTACTGCGACAGTAGACGAGCTAGGACGTAGCCTTATTATCCTGTTGCCCGATCAGTATGGAGTCTCTAGCGGAGAAATAGAAGTTGTAACTGCGATGGGTAGTGTGTTGCTAAACAAGCCTTACGAAGCTACAACGGTGTCTGTGTTTGAGTCAGCCCCATCTAAGCCTGTAATACTGGACTTAACATTAGACTTTATTGACAACATGTTAATCGTTACACCGCCCAAGAAAGAAGTAGTAATTGCAGAAGAACAAACAGCTAAGACTGCAAACATATTAGACTTCAATGATCTAGACATAGACTATCTTGCAGAGGACTTCCTAGCCGCTGACAACTTAGAGTTTACAGAACTAGATATAAACTTCTTAGATGTTAATTACCTAGAAGACATGTTAAATATTTTAGATGCGCTAGGCATAGCAGAAGAAGAAGATAGACTAGCTCAAGTATCAGGCGTAACAGTTACAGGGACAGCACTAGGATCAGATCCGTCAACACAGATAACAACACTTATTTCAGGGCCAACCATAAGCCTAATAAGGGGAGTAAGTGAGTTTACGCGCTTAGATTTAAACACTGTAGGTGGTTACACGGTTATACTAATACAAGATGGAGTCTCTAACACTATAAAGATTAACGGCGGTGACTCAACAATAAGAATAGTACAGGGCGGGTAATGAAGAAACTAATTATAGGTCTTGTTGTTGCACTGTTATTCTCAGTTTTAATATACCAACCTACAGCGGTTGAGATTTTAAAGCTTAGAACCTTTGATGCCCTTGTACAAACAGAGGAACCAACAGGCAACATAATTCTGTTACACCTCACTGAGTCTGACATACACAAAGGTGGTGGTTGGCCGTTTCCTAGAGAGCGTCTAGCTGATATACACATAGACCTATTGAATGCCGGAGCCGCTTCAGTATCGTGGGTTGTTGTGTTTAGCGAGCCTGACAGGTTCGGAGGTGACGAAGTATTTGCAGAAGCGTTGTCCTATTACCCTAGTGTCATTGCTATGTTTGAGACTGACGGCTACAAAGAGATTCCTAAGACTGAAGGCACAGTAATACTAGGCAAAGATACGGGCGGTATAAAAGCTCAAGGGGTTACGCAGAACATCCAAGCCCTTAGAGATGTGTCGCTTCAAGGAATTGTGTCAGCCCCTGTAGATGTTGATAGCTTAGTGCGGCGTATGCCACTACTGATGCGAAGTCCTAATGGTTGGATAGCAAGCTTCGGCACACAGCTACTTAAAGCTGTTACAGAAACAAGCACATATGTTATCAAGACAAATCATGATGGCATACAGGAGATAAGAGTCAAACAACTAAACCCTATCCCAACTGATAGTGGTGGTAGAGTGTGGGTAAACTGGGTTAAAACAGACAGCACTTCTTTACAGGCTATGGATGTAGAAGGCAAGATGGTAATCATAGGGACTACCGCTAAAGGAATATTGCCGCAGGTAGCTACACCAGCAGGGTTACTGTACCCGCATGAGATACAAGCGGCACTAGTTGAAACGATTCTACACGCCTCTAGTAAGCCGATGCCAATGATACCACCTACAGCGGTGTTATATGAGGCAGTGGTATTACTGCTTGGTGTTTTACTAGTGTTCGTAGGTCTTAATTACTTCGGAGTCTACATAGGTTTAGGGTTATCGCTAGGTGTTATGTCTGGCACTGCACTGCTAGGGGTTTATCTTATACGGCAGGGAGTTTTAATTGATGTCACGTGGTCGCTGATCTCTGAGTTTGTAGTTGCTAGTGTTACATTTTATCTAAATTATAAAGAACAATACAAGCTAAGACAACAGATTAAGAAGCAGTTTGAACACTACTTAGATCCACGGCAGGTTAAAAGACTGCAAGATAACCCCGAATTACTACGTTTAGGGGGTGAAAAACGGTACTGTACGTTCCTGTTCACTGATGTTCGTGGGTTCACGGCCCTGTCAGAGAGTGTAACGCCCGAAGAAGTGGCCTATATAATGAATAAAGCCCTTACAGCCCAGCAATCTGCCGTTGCCGAATGCTATGGCATGGTAGATAAGTACATAGGTGATGCCATGATGGCTATATTTGGTGCGCCCCTAGACCTAGAAGACCATGAGAACTGGGCTATAAAGTGTGCCAGACAGATACAAGTTAATATGGAGGCACTTAATGTTGAGTTTGGTGAGAGAGGACTACCTGCAATCAAGATAGGTATAGGCATAAACAGCGGGGATGCGATCATTGGCAACATGGGGTCAGATCAACGCTTTGACTATACAGCCATAGGGGATGCTGTTAACATTGCAGCTAGGCTTGAATCTGGAACTAAAGCGGCGGGTGTTGATATACTGATAGGTCAGAGCACTGCACAAAAAGCCAATAGTGAGTTAGAATCATTACCACCTATTGAAGCGAAAGGTAAGGCTGAGAAGCTAAAAGTTTACACTATAATTACTAGCGAATAGGAGTAAATATGTTACAAGCACTGATCGGCCCCGTAACGGGACTTCTTGACAAGTTTATAGAAGATAAAGACCAGAAGAATGCTTTGGCTCATGAAATTGCCACAATGAGTGAGAGAGCGGCCTCTGAAAATGCTATTGCTCAAATTGAGTTAAACAAGGCTGAGGCTCAGTCTGGCTCTCTGTTTATTGGTGGATGGCGACCTTTTGTTGGGTGGACGTGCGGTGTGGGCCTTGCCTATAACGTGATTATATCTCAGATACTTTCTATCTGGTTTGAAGTTCCTACAGTTGACCCTTCTTTGCTAACGCCTGTTCTAATGGGTATGTTAGGCATGGGAGCCATGCGTTCATACGAAAAAAAGAATTCGGTAGCAAGGGAAAAGTAATGGCAGGAATTCCAGATGAAGAGTCAGGCCTCTTAGACATGATCAAGCGTCATGAAGGCGTTAGAAGTAAGGTTTATGTCTGCTCAGGTGGGTATGAAACAATTGGAGTGGGACGTAACATCTCTGAAACAGGATTAGGTCTTGATAACAAAGAAATAGAATACCTTCTTAGTAATGACATCTTAAGAATAAGAAAAGAGCTTGAGGATGAATACCCTTGGTTCTCTAGGTTAGACACTGTAAGGCAGGATGCTTTAATAGATATGTCGTTTAATTTAGGACAAACTGTTCTTAGAAAATTTAAAAATGCTTTACATGCAATGTCTAAGAAGCAATACAAGCAAGCGGCAGATGAATTTATGGACTCCCGATGGAGCAAACAAGTTGGAAACAGGGCTGTAGAAGTTACCAACATGATTAAATACGGAGAATATCAGTGAGCAAAGGTGGCGGTGGCGGATCAATGACTGGAGGCGGTAACCAAGGCGGTTACGGTCAACAGCAGGGTGGAGGCTTTGGAAGCCAAGGCGGAGGCTATGGCGGAGGCTATGGCGGAGGCTCACAATTTCCTTCTAGAGGTAATTCCAAGGGCGGTGTAGGAGGATCAATGGGTTCTCAAGGCGGCTTTGGCGGACGGTACGGCAATCAAGGTGGATATGGTCAGCAAGGTGGCTATGGTCAGCAAGGCGGAGGATTTGGCCAACGTGGCGGTTACGGTCAGCAAAGTAGCTATGGCGGCAAAGGCGGTCAAGCTCCCCCTCCTACGAGCGGTCTTTATGGGCAAGGTCGTTACGGCTCTTCTCAACCTAGAAATCCTTATCAGTCTTCACCAAGAAATTATGGAGATATGGGAAGAACTGCATTAGGCGGTAAGGGCGGAAGCCAGAACCCACCACCACAACAGGGCGGAGGATTTTCAACCCCACCACCACCGCCAAGAAGAGGAGGCGGATTTGGAGATAACGGTGGGATGGATGGGC